ATGGGAGATATGCCAATCAATCTCAATAGTCCTGAACAGTTATCATGGATTATCTATAGCCGTAAACCACGTGACAAAACCATGTGGGGAAATTCGTTTGATCCATACATGTCAGATGAAGATTTTAGAAATGCTATACAATCTAAATCTTCTGTCGTTTATAAGCAACGTGCTGTTAGATGTAAGACTTGCTATGGTACAGGCTATGTAAGGAAGACAAAGAAGGATGGAACTCCATTTGCAAAACCCAACAGATGTGTACTTTGTGATGCTGTTGGTTATCAATTTGTTAATACTGATCCACCTGCTGTGGCAGGACTAAAGTTCTCACCACCCAATCCTAAGTGGGCGAGTGCTAATGGATTCACAACAAGCAAAACAAATCTTGAGATACTTGAAAAGGTAGCACGATCACGTGGCATGAGAGAAGCCGAGTTGTTCTTACAACGTGTACGTAGATTGTCTGCCCTTGATACCTATTTGAGCAGTTTCATTGATGGGATACAGACACATACCAAACAGGATGGTAAGTTACATGTGCGATTGTTACAGCATAGGACAGCTACAGGTAGGTTTAGTGGTGCAGATCCTAACATGCAGAACATGCCTAGAGGTGGCACGTTTCCTGTCAAGAAAGTATTTGTGTCACGTTGGGATGGTGGTCAGATACTTGAAGCTGACTTTGCACAGCTAGAGTTTCGTGTGGCTGCCTATCTAGGACAAGATGCCACAGCTATTGAAGAAGTGAAGACAGGATTTGATGTTCACAGTTACACTGCAGAAGTTATTACTAAAGCAGGACAAAAGATATCTCGCCAAGATGCAAAGGCACACACGTTTGCTCCCTTGTACGGAGCTAGTGGGTATGGTAGGACACCTGCCGAAGCACAGTACTACAAACAGTTCAATACAAAGTACGATGGTATAGCCAAGTGGCACAAGAAGTTGGCAACCGAAGCCTTGAACAAAGGCAAGATCAAGACACCATCAGGTAGAGAGTTTGCTTTTCCTGACATGGTGCGTAAACGTAATGGTGTGTCGCACTACACACAACTAAAGAATTATCCTGTGCAATCATTAGCAACTGCAGACATAGTTCCTATTGCTTTGTTGCACATAGATAGTAAGCTTGACAGTATGGAGAGTTGTATTGTGAATACAGTACACGATTCTATTGTCATTGATGTTCATCCAGATGAGAAAGGAAAGGTTCTCAGTATTATAAACGAAACAAATAACGAACTAAACAAACTAATAGAAACAAGATGGAATATAGTTTTTAATGTGCCATTATTATTAGAATCAAAAATAGGTAATAATTGGCTTGACACGAAAGACGTGGCATGATATAACTATGGTCTATCGCAAATCAAAAAGGAGAAATGTATGACAGATTTAGTCACAATAAATACAAAAGATTACGAATCAATGGCAAAAGCTATGGGCATTGCCAATGAAAGATCAGATACAAACAAAGAGAAAGCTAGTACGCTTGCTCGTTTACGTATTAGTCACACACCTATTATGGGTACGGCTGAAGTAAAAGGTAAGGAAGTGAATGTCGAGGTTGTCGAAGGTGGTATGTATAAGCTTGAGATACCTGATGGTCCAACTTACTTTTCAAAGACCATAAAGGTAAGACCCTTTATGCAGAGGTTCATGTTCAAGAGATTTATCATGGGTAAGGGAGATACCAAGAATAGGTTTATCAAAACTATCATGGCTGACAATCTTAACATTGACCTCAAAGATAGTGATGGTGGTTTCAACTGTGGTAAACCCTCAGGTTGGATTGAAGATTTCAAAGCCTTGCCTGAAGCCCAACAACAACTGATCAGATCCTGCAAACGTGTTCGTGTTGTGTTCGGTCTTGTCACTATGATAGATCCTGTAGACTCTACAGGTGCAAGTGTTGATGTTCAACCACAAGCTTTTATATGGGAAGTGGAGAACAGAGATGCTTTCAAGAGCATAGGTAAATGCTTTAACGACCTAGCAAGAGCTAAAAGATTACCTGTGCAACATGAGATAGCTTTGTCTACCGAAGCAAATAGTTTGGCAAATGGTAGTACATTCTACCTACCATCTCCAACACTTGACCTTTCCAAAACTATTGAGGTTGGTGATGAAGATCAAACAATGTTTGCTAACTTAGTGCTGTGGGTCAAGAACTATAATGACTACATACTCAACCAATGGGATGAGAATGCTCACAGTAAAGAGGAAGTAGACAAGGCTGTCCTTGATGACTTCATTGAGATCGACTCAAACGAGGTTGTTTCCTAATGAAGCATCCTGCTGAAATGGTAATACATCAGTACCTTGACAAGGCATCTAGTGGAGAAACTACCATCTCTACTAGCACAGTAAATCAAATCTGTCGTGATGTCAGGAATGCTGTTGTTCGTCAGTTCGGTGGGAGTAACAAGCGTGATGGGTTTGCCTTTCGGATGTCCAACGTGGGCAGACCATCATGCCAACTGTGGTTTGAAAAGAACAAGCCACAGGAAGCGTTACCGAAACCAACTACATTTGTAATGAACATGATGTTAGGTGATATAGTGGAAGCTGTATTCAAAGGCATCCTAAGAGAAGCAGGAGTACAGTATGAAGATTCTAAGCGTGTCACATTGGATATCGGAGAAGACTCACCACAACGTGTGGTTACAGGAGAATACGATATTGTTATTGATGGTGCAGTTGATGACGTTAAGTCGGCATCAGATTGGTCTTATAGAAACAAGTTTGAATCCTTTGATACCCTAAAAGATGGTGACGCATTTGGTTATGTATCACAACTTGCAGGGTACGCTAGTGCTTCAGGTAAAAAGGCAGGTGGTTGGTGGGTTGTCAACAAACAAGATGGCAACTTTAAATACGTACCTGCTAACATTGATGTAGAAAAGGAAGTCAAAAAGATCAAGGATAATATCAAAGCAGTAGAGAATGATGAGTTCAAAAGATGCTTTGAACCTGTAGAAGAAACCTTTAGAGGTAAGCCAACAGGTAACAAGATCCTACCAATTACATGTAGGTTTTGTTCCTATCGTAAAGCTTGCCACCCAAGTTTACAGGAGTTGCCACAGAAAATGTCTAAGGCAAAAGATCCTAAGATCGTGGCTTACGTAGATGGATAGCAAGCAGTTTGCAAAAGCACGTAAGTATGGCTATAGATCAGGACTTGAAAAGAGCCTTGCAGTATATCTCAAGAACTTATCTGTAAAGTATGATTACGAGTCCATCAAGATCGAATGGGAAGACTTAGCATACAGGACATACACACCTGACTTTATATTGTCGAATGGCATTATCATTGAAACGAAAGGTATGTTCACAGCAATGGATAGAAGAAAGCATCTTGCAATCAAGAAGCAACATCCAAAGCTAGACATACGATTCATCTTTGAGAACAGCAAACGCAGACTACGTAAAGGTGCTAAGTCTACCTATGGACAATGGTGTGATCGTTATGGCTTTGAGTATGACAATAGAGTTATACCTCAATCATGGCTGAAAGAAAAGGGCAAGGTGGTACATCCAAAGTTTATTGCCTTTACACGTAAAAAGATTGTGAGGAAATAATGACTAAACAAATACCACTAGACTTAGATGAAGAAGATTTTGTTATTAGAATACATCCACACAGGGATAAGAATAACAAATGGACAGGAGATGTGACACTAGGTATCATTACCTCAGATGAAAATCCCTTGTCAGACCATGACTTTTTCTATATGATGGAGTTTACTAACTTGATATGTGCAGTTGTTCCTGTGATGTCAGAAGATCCCTCTGTAAGAGAACAGCTAGAAGACTTTATTGAACAAGAGAAGCGTGAGTTTGCAGAGAAGCAAAAGAAGATAAGAAAACTAAAGAAAATTGAAACCAAGGGAAACGTAATATCTGTAAAGTTTTCCGATAAAGTAGATGGGAGTGCATAACATGGAAAGTATGAATGGACAAGAAATATTCACAGGCGAGTATGGTGTAAAAGATAATGTAGATATGGTTAATCATCCACCACATTACAACAAGTATGGTGTGGAATGTATTGAAGCATTACGATCAGCTTGTGGAGAAGGATTTGAATACTACTTACAGGGTAATGTAATGAAGTATTTGTGGAGATATAGATACAAGAATGGCATAGAAGATTTAAAGAAAGCTAATTGGTATCTAGAATTACTAATGGAAACTGTTGACAATGGCGATAAGAAAAGCTAAGATCTATATTACATTGAATGTAGACACAGAAGAATATCCTGTGCCTGTTGATGAACAGCTAGGGGATGACATACAAGATCAAATAGAATCGTTCATCTATGATATTGATGGACTAGATTTAAATAACATAAAAATATTATTGGGAGATTAACACATGGTATTACCGACAGATTATCAAAACTTTATAGCAACATCTCGTTATGCAAGATGGCTTGACAAAGAGGGAAGAAGAGAAACATGGGATGAAACAGTAACACGATACGTGGACTTCATTTGGGATAGAGCCAATGTTGACAACATCCTGCACGACAGAACACGTTTGAAAATATGGAAAGCCATATATAATCTAGAAGTTATGCCATCCATGAGAGCTTTGATGACTGCAGGTAAAGCACTTGATCGTGACAATACTGCAGGATATAACTGTAGTTATCTTCCTGTTGATGATGTTAAATCTTTTGATGAAGCTATGTACATACTGCTTTGTGGTACAGGTGTAGGCTTTAGTGTTGAACGTAACTATATCAACAAGCTACCTGAAGTGCCTGAGAAACTATATAATAGTGATACCTGTATATCAGTAGCTGACAGCAAAGAGGGTTGGGCAAAGTCTTTTCGTATGCTACTTGCATTGTTATACGCAGGTGAGATACCCACATATGACATGAGTAAGATCAGACCTGCAGGTGCTAGGTTAAAGATCTTTGGTGGTAGGGCATCAGGTCCTGCACCATTAGAAGATCTATTCAAGTTTACTATCAACATGTTTAAAGGTGCTGTAGGCAGAAAGCTTACAAGCTACGAGTGTCACAGTATTATGTGTAAGATAGGAGAGATTGTTGTTGTGGGTGGTGTGCGTAGATCAGCTATGATCAGTTTGTCTAACTTGTCTGATATACGTATGCGTCATGCCAAGACAGGACAATGGTGGGAAACTGCACCACACATGGCACTAGCTAATAACTCTGTAGTATATACAGACAAACCTGATTCAGAAACATTCTTACGAGAGTGGACTTCGCTAGTAGAATCTAAGTCAGGTGAAAGAGGTATCTTCAACAGGGTATCAGCGCAGTATCAAGCTAAGAGAAATGGTAGACGAGATCCTGACTATGACTTTGGTACTAACCCCTGTAGTGAGATTATTCTTAGACCATATCAGTTCTGTAATCTTACAGAGGTTGTCGTTAGGAAAGATGACACACGTAAGAGTTTACAAAAGAAGATAGCTATTGCTACTATCTTAGGCACACTACAATCTAAGCTTACTAACTTTCCCTATCTACGAAAGGTATGGAAGAACAATACAGAAGAAGAAAGATTGTTAGGTGTAAGTCTTACAGGTATTATGGATAGTCCATTGACTAATGGTAAAGAGATGGGATTACGTGAGAGATTAGATACCTTTAGAAAGGTAGCTGTTGATACCAACAAGAAGTATGCTGACCTATTAAATATACCACAATCTACTGCTATAACATGTGTCAAACCTAGTGGTACTGTATCACAGTTATGTGATTCGGCTAGTGGTATTCATGCTAGACACTCACAATATTATATACGTACTGTACGTGGCGATAACAAAGATCCACTTACACAGTTTATGAAAGACCAAGGAGTTCCTAATGAATCTTGTGTGATGAAACCAGATGAGGTAACAGTATTTAGTTTTCCTATCAAGTCACCTGAGGGATCTGTAACTAGGGATCAGATGACAGCTATAGAACAATTAGAGATGTGGAGAACATATCAAGAGCATTGGTGTGAACACAAACCATCTATCACAGTAACAGTACGTGAAGGTGAGTGGTTAGAGGTTGGTGCTTTTGTATTTAAATACTTTGTTGATATGTCAGGAGTATCTTTTCTACCACACTCTGATCACGTTTATCAACAAGCACCCTATCAAGAGTGTTCAGAGTTTGAATATAATGCTATGATAGAGAAGATGCCTACCAAGATAAATTGGTCAGCATTGAAAGAAGAAACAGATACTACTGCAGGTAGTCAATCACTTGCCTGTAGTGGTGATTCATGTGAACTTGTAGATATAGGATATAATGGAGCATAACATGGGAAACAGAGCAAAGAGAAACTTAGGAAAGTATGACGCACCATTGGTGATTCAATATAGAAAAGGTATGGATGATTTTAGTAAAGGAAGATTGTCTAATCCTTTTCATAAGGACACGATGCAATATCGTGAATGGAATAGGGGATTTAACAAAGCCTATTTCGATAGACTAAGAAAGGTAAAGAAGTATGAATCTAAAGGGAGTAAAGATATTGGAAAAAGAAGCAGTAGCGTGGCAGAAGAAAAAGCACAGTTCAATGCAACTAGATGACTATCAAGAGAACGCAAAGAAAACAGCTATCTATGCACCTGAACATATGATTATGTACCCTGCACTTGGATTGGCAGGGGAAGCAGGTGAGGTAGCTAACAAGGTAAAAAAGATTATGAGGGATGGTATACAGAATCTTCCCCCTGATTGGAAGCATCAGTTAGCTTCAGAGATTGGGGATGTTCTGTGGTACTGTGCTGTACTTGCTAGTGACTTGAATGTATCACTAGGCACTATAGCTGCACAGAATATTGAAAAGCTTGAGAGAAGAAAAAGAACAGGCACACTACAGGGTAGTGGAGATAAGCGTTAAAGTCCTTCTACTTCTTTAGTTAACTTAGCTTCTTTGGCATACTCTAATAACTTAATGTAATCGTATTCATCATCACTTGCATGTGATCCTATTTTGTTATGGTACTTATTGTATGCCAATGTTTTTTGTGTATCAGGTAACTTTTCAAACTCGAATCGTTGTACAGGTGTACCTTTCATTTGCTTAGAGTATTCTCTAGCAAGTTTCATTACTTCTGCTTTTACTCTAGATATTTCTGCTTTTAAAACTATTCTTTGTACTTCAGCTTTAGATAATCCTTCCTCATCTCTATCTTTTATATTTTGATAAGCATCAGATTTAATATAAGGTTCTATCTCTGCTTGTATTTGTCTTCCAATAACACTAGAATAAAAAGCATCTATCTCAGGGTTTCTAGTTCTTCTATATACAGTTGATGGTAGTATCTTTAATCTTTCTAATTCCTTTTCAAACTCTGTTCTCTCTCCTCGTTGAAGAACACCATACATCTGTCTTGATAGTGGGGTTATTCTTCTTATGTTCTCACCTGTATTAGCTGACTTCAAAGGATCAGGTGCTTTGTATATATCCTTTCCTAATGTATCTTCTAAGTATTCAGATATAGCATTATTAGCAGGTAGTCTAGCTAATGTTTTATTAAGTATTAAGTTAAACATACTATCACTATTAGTATCTCTTATTATTCTTTCATCATCTTTAGCTATGAAAGTGTTATAAGGATCTTGTAGTACAGTAGCAGGAATAGTAAATGTACTAAGAATATTACCACCAAAGTTAGCCATCATCTTATTTATTTTTTCAGGATCGCCAGAGAATAAATCTTCTATTCCACTTTCAAGCATATACAAACCCATGCCTGCTTTAAATTGTGCGCCTGATAGTGCTTGTATTCCATCTTGTATTATCTTTCTATTCTGAAGAACAGGATCTCCCTTTAAGTTTCTAGCTATAATATCCCCTAAAAATAGATAGGGTGCTGCAGGAAACATAGGTCGTAGATCAACAGTTGTTCCATCCTCTAGCTTTCCCTCATACCATCTTTCTCCTGCATGTTCTTCAGACATACGCATGGCTGTTGCACCTGCAAGCATTGCCATACCCACCATACCTTTTGCAGCTTGTTCATATGATTGTACATATTCTTTTGAACCTCTGCCTGTTACTGCACCAAAGAGTTCACCATAAGCTGCCATATTGAATGGAGAATATTCATAGGTAAACTTCATCGCGTTCATCATAAAACGTGGGAAGGGTACGAAAGATGTACCAACAAAGGGTACTGCATGTATTGCTTGCGTGAATGCTCTAGCTGTTGGGTTATTAAATGATCTTTGATATGTAAAATAAAGTGAATCATCTATAGCTTTTTGTAATGCCACCTTACCTGTATCTGTACCAAATACTTTATTAAAATCTCCACGCTTCATGATGTCAATTAAATCAAAGTCTAACTCTTTAACTTCTTTACCCTGTCGTAAAGCATTTGTGTACATTACATTTAATTGTCTTTTCAAGTTACCTGTTAGGGCAGCTTCTTTAAACATGTTATCACTTAAAGTATTAAGAGCATTGACCTGTCTAGATATGCCATGAAGTCTACTGACTTTTCCACCTGTTGCATCTTGAACATCAGCAAGTTCTCTAAATAATCTACTTGCTTCATTTCCAAAACCATTCTCTAACATAAGTCTAACAGCTTTAGATTCTTGTCTGTTAGCAAGACCAAATGCTATAGCAAATATATCTTTATTAGCAGCTTTAGCATCTATACCTTTACCTGTTGCTTTTGCAATACCATTATTAAATGCTTGTGTAAGAACATCAAATCCTACTCTAGAGTAACCTGATATAGTATTACGTACTGTTGTACCAACTTGTGAAGTCATAAAGGCAAGTCTTGCTTGGTCTAATGCTCTTGCTCCATCATATAAATATGTTCTAGGGTTTGCATCTTTTGCAAGTTTGTTAGCATTCTTTAAACCTTCCACAGCTTCTTTACTAAAACCAAATAGATCATAACCTGCTACAGTATCCATACTTTCTATGAGTTTATTTAAGTTTTGTTTTTCTTTTCCTACAGTAGACAGTAACCTACCTGCTTGTGATACTTCAGCCATAAATACATTGGCTATATCATCAGTAGTTAAATTGTACTTCTTTAACATATCACCAAAGTTATCAGCAACTACACTATCACTATCACCTAGTCCTCTAAGTGTACGTGCTAATGCTTCTGTTATTCTTTCTTGCCCAATAACTTTGCCTGTATCATCTGTTAGTTCTCTAAATAGTGGCTGTCCTTTTGGTGTGCTTTTCTGTAGTATTTCTGTTAAACTACCTACAATATTTTTAAACTTATCTTCATTTATTTTTAATCCTAATCCATTATTTATATCAGCACCTTGATACAAATTCTTTTCACCTGTTATATTAGTAATAACTTTTTCTCCTTTGACTACAAGCTTTTCAGTTAATGGTGCTAAAGTTGGATCTGCTGAAATTAGTTTATTAGCTATAGCATCAAAGTTTTCTTTTGACTTTTTAGTTTTAATTAGTTTTTCTACTGCTTTATTACCTGCTTTATCTTTTTCTTTGATTGCCTTTTGAGATATTTCTATTATATCTTTACTACCTTTTTCAATACCAATAATAGCTTTTTCTTTTATAACAAGTGGTATTACAGCAGCAGGTGTCGCACTTAAAACAAACGATGCTGTGGTTTGTAAAGCTGAATAATCTTTTTGAATGTCTGCTTCAAGTAAAGTCTTTTGAGCTGCCACATCTTGAGCAACACCACCTAATCCTTCTACGGCTGCTGTAGTTGCTAGTCTTCTTGTAGCTGTACTTGACATTTGATTAACAAGTCTGCTTATCAAAAGTTTGTTTGCTTGTACAGCTGCCTGACCTGCAACCTTACCACCACCGGGCAATAACAAACCTATATAGGTAGAGGGTGCAGTAAGTATACCCTCTGCATAATCTAGGAATGCTCCGGGGGCAGCACCTTCTTCATACAGATTAGGCATAGCATCATAAGCATTGAACAATACTCTATAGTCATTCAACTGTCCTTCTTTTTTATCTGTCTTTAAACCACTAACATAACCATAGTCACGTGCAGCTGTCATCTCATTAACATCAAAAGATCTAAAGTGTTCAATGACTTCATCAAAAGCATCTGTTCCCTCCATGTTCTCATAACCTAAACGATCATTAGCAAATCTTTTAGCAGCATCTAGTACAACTTGATTCTGTCTAAGACCATCATAGGTTTGATCTTCCATCTTGAGTGCTTCTATTGCGTCTAGTTTAATTTGAGCATCTTCATCCTGTTCAATAGGTGGTTGTGTTACTTTAAGTAGATCTCCTTCAGGGGTTCTGTTTGCTTCTATTCTTTTTAGTATAGCATTCTTAACCTCTTCCCTAGTTTTTCCGGGAGGTCCTTTGATTGAATACCTTGTTCCATCTTTATGTGTTAATGTATATGTTTGTAATTCCATTAGTTTGTTACTTCCATATCATCTTCAAAGTCATCATTATTGTTAGGTATAGGTCTTTGTAGTGGGTAGTATGGTGCTAAATATAAATCATAAAAACTACCGGGTATATTAAATAATTCGAGATTACGTTGAACTATAGCAGGTCCATTTTGTTGTAACCATTTTGAATATACTTCAGCATTTTGTATTTTAAGTAAACCACCCTCTAATGATACTGCTTCTTGTGATGTTAATTCCTGTGACAATGAAGCAGCTGTATCTATATCTCCTTTAATTAACCCATGTATTTTCTTAGCTAACGTAGGATCAAACTGATTTGTATTACTACCTATTCTTTTTATGTCTGCTAATTGATTTAAAAATGCATTTGATGTTTCTTTTTGAGAGGGATTACCATTAATTGCTAAGTTTTGATGCATTGCTTCTTGTGTATCAACATCAGGAAGATTAACAACAGGATTTACTGTACCATCTTTTATAAATGGAACACCCATAGCTTGTAAGGCTAAACCACTTGCAATAATATCTGCTGTTCCATCTTGATATTGAGCATATATTTTTTTAGCTAGTTCTTCATCACCACCAACTAAAGGCATTAACATTCCCATATATTTTTTAGCATTAGCTTTGGCTTTAGCTGCAGATGCACGTGCAGCCCTACGTTGAGCATACTCATCTTTAATATCTTCTAACTTTCTAGTCAATTCAACTTGTTGATCTATTGCTCTACGTTCATCATTTAATTGCATGCCACGTTTTGCCATGCCACCTAATAGAGATAAAAGCATTACATACCTCCTCTTGCCATTAGTCCTCTACCGCGAGGTTCTTCTGCCTGTTCTTCCATTAAAACATTTTCAGTTTCTTTTTTATCAGGCATTTCCATTTGTTGTTTATATTCTTCTAGTGCTTCTTGTGCAGCCACACTCTCCATAATACTATTATCAGGTTTTTCTTCTAAACCTGAATCATATTCTACACCTGCTTCATCACAAAGGTATTCAAGTAATTCTACAATAAAAGGTAGCACAAGTATACCAACATCTATATTATGTATACCTTCCATAACATTTGCTTGCATTAAAGTTTCTGCAAACTCAGCTATAGTCACACCATTTTCTATAACCTCAACAGCTTTAGTAGATAGTTTAGGATCTTTTAGTTTATCTGTATAAAAATCTATAACTTCTTCTACAGTATTAAACTGTGGTGGTCTTTGCCAAGGTCTAGCACCCATCTCTGCAGTTAACATTTCACCGGGAATAGGAGCATTAAATTGATCTATTTGATCAGGATTCATCATAGGCATTATATATCATCTCCTTTTAATTGTTTTCTTTGTTCTCTTAACATCATAGTATATTTTAATACTCTACTAGCAGGAGAATCATCTTCTTGTTTATCAGGTTTGTTTCCCATGAAACCTTTATTTCTTTTATACTGCACAGGTTTAGTATTCATTTTTTCCATATTAGCTACAGCTAATCTTGCTATTTTTCCACTCATTTATATCTCCTATTAAAATAAAAAGTCCATTAAAAAACCACCAATCATACCTACATTATTTGCATCACGTTCTGCTTTTGCCATATCAGCCCTACCTTCTAATTCCATTTTAGTTTGTGCTAATGATGTAAGTCTATCTAATTCACTCTCTCCTGATTTCCATGCACGTTCCATAGAGTCACCATACTGTTGCCATATCTGTTGATATGCCATCTGTGACATACCTATAAGTGCTTGTGCGTTTAATTCATTTGCTCTATTAATTGCTGCAGTATCTTGAGTAGCAACTGCTCTTCTCCATTGCACATTACTTTGTGCTATAACCATTTGATTTTGTGCATTAAATTGATCACGTTGATTTTGTATCTGTGTATTAAATTGATTTATAGCATTCTCTTGACCTGCATTAAACTGTGACATAGCATTAGCTTGAGATGTGTTAAACTGTTTTACCTGCGTACTTAGATTATCATAGAACTGTGTCATTTGATTTTCACTAGATGCATTGAATTGTTTTGCAGCATTCGTAGCAGCCTGATCACTAAGTATGGAATTAATAGATGCCTGTGCTTTAAACATTGATGTCTGTTGTCTATTGCTAAGATTAGCCATGTCTACAGCTAAAAAGTTTTGAGCATTTTGCACAGCAGCCTGTTGTCTATTATTTAAATTAGCAATATCTAAATTAGATAAAGCTGCAGCTTCAGCCATCACAAGTGCTTGCTTATTATTTAAGTTTTGCAAGTTCATTGTGTTAGCAATTCTACTATTTTCTAATGCAACCTGTTGCTCTGCAGTAAAATTCATATTAGCAATGTCAGATATCTTGGATGCATTTATGACTTTAGATTGAAACTTCTGATCAAACTCTTGACCCATAAACTTTGCACGTTGTTCTGCCGCAAGCATAGCACGTTGTTGTCTATTTGACAAGTTCATTGCGTCAAACTTAGCAAACGTACCTGCATCAATGCTTGCTAAATCAATAGACTTTTCTAGCATAGCTTGCATGGCTGCCTGTGTAGCATTAGATCCTGATATACCTTGAGCTGCCATTTGATTAACTACAGATCTCATTGCACCTGCTGCCCATGCAGGTACATTACCATCTTTAAAATCATTCATGTACTGTGCCATCTGATATCTCATTGTAGATTTTTCAGATGGATCACCTTGAGCTGCTTTTATTTCTTCTGTAAATTGAGCAGCTTTTTCTGCATCAGCAACTGCTTCTACTAACTCACCTTCTTCAAGGGTTCGTTTCTTAGGATCATCCATAAGAATACCCTCACCCTGTTCAGCTTCAAGATCAGATACTGAACTTTCAGTTTGCTGTTCTGCATCAATCTTGTTAATCTTATCTTTATCTAATTCTTCAGCATCTAATTTATCAGTAACATCCTTAACATCATCTTTACTTTTTGTTGGATCAACTGTTTCTGCTTTCTTAGCTGTTGGTGCAACTACATCATCTTCAGCATCAGCTTTTTTAAATGTAGCTTGAGGATCTTCTTCTGTTAATTGTCCTGTTTTATCATCAATAAATTGATCATCTTTAACATCAATTTTTGTAGGTGTAACTTTTTGTTCTCCAGTTAGTGTAGGATTCTTAGCCATGTCCTGCATATCCTTTTCAATAGGATTAACTTGTTCTACAGGAGTTCCTTTTCCATCCTCTCCGGGCTTAACTACAGGCTGTGTTGAGATGCTATCATCAAACTTAAATGCACCTGAACCTGCACCATGTTTAACATTTAAATCTGATGCAATTTTATTCTCTTTACCTGCACCTGCTTGCTCAATAGTTTTAACTAAATCTTCATATTGAAAGTTAGGATCATTAAATTGATAATTTTTAAAACTTTCTGGATTAGAATAGTCACCACCTGAACCTTTAGTGGTAGCACCATAGGCAGCTAATTTATCAATAGCTTGTTGTTGCTCTTGTGTTACACCACCTGTTTGATAACCCACTACTCCACCTGCTTGTGCATATAGCTTTCTAGCTTTACCATAATATCTATTCATTAAATGTTGTTTAGCAGGATCACTAGCTAGATACTGTTTAAACTTTGCCATGTCACCCTTATAGCCAAAATGTTTTGCAATTTTTTGCATACCTTGTGGTGATATTTTCATTTTAGTTTGTTTTGCCATTTAATTAATCCTTACTTAAAACCTTATCTAGTTTATCTTCTAATCTATGAAGAGCATCCATAACCTGTGTTAGATCATCTCTTAATTCTTTGCGTGTAGCATACTCTTCTCTTGTTTTATTTAATAGTATATCTATACGTTTTACTTCTTGTATTAATCCTCTAAATGCCCATACAGCAGGAGCTATTACTAATGTTAATATAATATTCCAAAACATCCACATACTAATTTCCATTGTCTACTCCTGAATTGATTTTAAATACCATACAAGCCAACCAAGTCCTATTATTGTACATATTAAAAACAATATAAACACACCCTCAATACATCTGTCTTTAAACTCTTGTCTTCTATACAGTTGTTCTTGTCTAGCTTTTCTAATTTTACCTTCCATAGCTAATAGCTGATCCCAAGCTTTATGACCATGACTAAATTGAATAAAAGTTTTAAGCTCATATCTTTGCTCTTCTAGTTTCTTCTTAGCTGCAAAGGCTTCTAATGCTTCTTGTTCTACTGACCCAAATACTTTACGAAAGATTGGTGGATTCTTAGCTTGTTTTTCTTTTTGTTCTATATCAGACACAGCACCCATCCATCTAGATAAATCTCCTGTCATGGATTCAATATCACGACCTGCCTGAAAAGCTTTCTTTAGACCAGAAAATGCTGTACTTGCTGTGGTCAGGCAAGCACCAATCGTAATTGGATCAAACATTAGGATGGTTTAGTAGGCCAAGTTACATCATAAATATCTGATGCTTTTG